TTGAGATTTCAATGCATCCAATTCAGCTCTCATAGCTTCCATTTCTGATTTAGTCTTATCTGCTTGTGATTGCCAATAATTAAATTGACTATCATCTTCTTTTGCTTTCATAGTATCAGGAGTACTTACAGGTTCATCTTCAATAGTAGGATTTATATCTTGCTGAATTACCTCTTCTGAGTTAGCTTCCACTGCAAAAGGGTCTTGTCCAGACGGACTAAATACCTGCTCAAAGATGTCTGCTTGAATATCACTTGACTCTACAGTCTGGTCTTGTGAGTTCTCTTGTACTATATTGCTTTCTACTTGTTCCATTACCTTGTCCTAACGTTAACTCTCTTCTTCCTCAAATAGGTTTTCTGGTTCCATTGGGGCTTCCGAGTTCATTAACTGTTGTTGTTGGTCTCCGAGTCTAGCTTTAAATAAGCTAGACGCCATATCAGCTCTATTAGACACCTTATCTAATTTAGAACTAAACTTTTCTACTTCTAGTCGTTTCTTAGCGTGCACTTCTTCACGTTGTGCTGTTTGTAAATCGCCTTTGACTTTCTTCAATTCTTGTTCCATTGCTTGCATTTGTTGCATCATTTTTTGCATTTGTCCACTTCTTGCCATAACTCCATCCACATCTACAAGCTCTGATTTCTTTAATACTTCTGTTTGGTCTATTAATCCCATCTTATACATTTCCATATAAGTGTTCAACAATGCCATTCTATTATTAGGCAATGTAGACCCAGAAACTACTTGTATATCATATTTACCTACGCCAATGTCGTGATATTTAATTACATCGCCATTGTCCATTTCTTTATAAAAGTTAAATCGTTGCTCAGTTTCTTCTCCATTAGGTTGTAATAATCTAATTACTTTTTCTTCTGTGTATAATTGTTGTATTAATCCTATAGATACTTTACCTACTTGATTTAACATATCTTCTATGTCATCTCTACGAGATTTAATTCTTCTTTGTCCAAATTCGTCTACTACAATAGTTCCTCTGTAAGTAGATGGTGCACCTCTACCCCCACCTTGCATCAACTCATAAATTCCAAATCCATATTCTAAATCAGATTTTGCATCTGCTTCATTTTTATATAATTCATTGGGAAGAGGTACTGGACCAGCTACTATTGGTGCACCTAGCTCTGCGTCAAATTCAATGACACTTGTTCCTGCTCTTCCCCACTCTTCTTCAACTTGTCTCTTATCAACACTACCTCTCGGTATTAATAGCTTCACATTTGTACTAGTACTAGCATGAGCTATAATTAAAGAACGAATTTTATTAATATACTCCTGTAAAGGTCTGTAAATTCTTACATCTGACTCAGGAAATGGTGTACGTAAATGTACATTCATCAATGGAACAATAGGATAATCTTCTATTGGCAAGTGTCTTTCATAAAGCAATGAATCTCCTACACTTACTACCATTTGTATCCTTGGTACATCTACGGTGTTACAAACTATTTCATCTGTTCCTTTTAATTCTTCAGTGCTCATCGGTATTAAACTTGTTGTACTTCCAGGAATAGCATCAGCAGTCTCCATACCTGGTACTTTAATTGGGTCTCCCTGTATCATCTGACCTGTTTGTTGGTCAATTTGAGGTTCAGGTAATTTAAAATGAAATATCGGTCCACTTTCTTCTATTGACTGCATTAATTCTTCAACTGCTTCTTCTTGCCATACAATAGACTCTTCACCTGTAATTTTTCTTACTTTTACGTAAACTAAATTAATATAAGACTCGAACTCTTTATCATCTAATAAATATTCTCTTTCGCTAAAAGGTTCATAGACATTATAAAACTGCTGTATAACTTTTGTATATCTTTCTAAGTATCTTCTTACAGTATGTGCTCTATCCTCTACATCTCCAGGAAACATCTGGTCTACAGTTTTTGATAAATTTGTAACAGGATAATCATCTGAAGCTTCTGGCTCTTCTGCTGAATCTTCGATTATATCTGCAAACTCAGGATACATTTGCATAGCTACTTCATCTGTCATATAACTTGCATAAATAACATTTGCAGCATCTCTAAAAAACTTATCTTTTGAGTTAGGGTCTACATAAATATCAAGGGGATTTACAGCTTTTATCATAACTTCGCCTTTACCCATGTCCGCATCTGGGTCTTGATACACCATTAATGCACCCATACCACCTACATAATAATCGTCAATAGTTTGTTTTAACTCTAAATCACCTTGACTAATTTGCCATATATACTGAAATAAATCGGAAAATACCTTAGCTATCTCTCTATCTCCATCTTCTCTACCCGTTGCTCTAAATTGTGGAGAATTGTATGTTAATAAAGCTTTTGCTGTTTCAACAATTGGATGAATACGATTTACTACAATAGCAGCTTGCCCACGCTGCTCTAATGCTTCTTGCTGTTCTTTGCTCCACTGAGCACCTGCTCTAAATTCAATAGATTCTTGAAATTTTTGTGCCCATGGTTCTCTTGATGAATTGTACTGTGTCCAGAGTTCTCTAGTTTCTTGTACTTCAGGGTGAATGGTTCTTTCGTCGACATTACCAGTTTCATAATTAAATACTAATTTATTCTGAGTTTCTGGTTTTCTGCTTTTGGCTTTTCTTTTTTTTATGTCCATGCTCTATCATTATGTAGTTTTTCGGTATCTCTATATGTTCAATTTTATCTATTTTTGAAATGAAATCGTCAAAACTTATATGATATTTCGCAAATTTTTTATCAGCCATTTCTAACCTCGAACTTATAAACAAAAATTTGTTTATGTCAAGGATTATTTTACATTAATCTCCAATCTACTTTTTTACGTAAATAATTCCATTGGTCTTCTAGTGTTGTCTCTTCTTCATCATGAGATGGTTTGTATGCATTTTTATTTGCATAAAAGAATCCGTCTAGCAAGTCATCGTGTTTACCACGTGGATATAATAATAATTCATCTTCAAATGCTTGCATATTTTTTTTCATAAATACTTTTTTATTAGCAAATAATGGTTGCAAACTTTCTAACCTGTATGACTTAGATGTTCTAGGGTTTTCTTTTACTTCTAGCCCTGGTATAAATAATCCTAACTCTTCTGACTTTTCTTTAATGTATTGTCTAAGCATTTCCTGGTACCCAACTGACTCGATACGTGTTTTAGCACTTTCGTATATTCTAAAATTATCTATAATTGCATCAGCTAGTTGTAAAGGGGTTGCTCTTTTGCGATAGTAAGGTAAACAAAAACGATTGTTATCTTTATCTACAGCAATATTAAATATTACACTGTAGTCTGCAGTTTTCTTTGTGCTGCTAGCAGGGTCGACACCAGTGAATACATTCACAGGTCGTCTCTCGTTTACTTCCTCACCATTAAGGTTCGTCAGAACGAGGGTCGACAACCCTGCAGTGTTTGTTTCAATGTGTCCGTCATAGGTCTGGAAATCTTCTGGTCTAAATAAATTATCTTCATCTCCTACGATTTGACATAAATATTCTCTGTAAAATACAGATAATCGATTAATACTTTCTAACTCAGATTTTTTTTGTTTTAATTTTTTTATAGGCCATACTTCTTCCCATAATGATTCTTCTTTTTCCATGTCAGGTCGATACTCTAAGTTTCTCCACCCTTCCATACCTTTCAAAGTCTCAACAAGACATCGTTCGTGTTGAGGTGTACCAATAACAGCAATCCTCCCCTTAATAGGGTCTAGGGAAGGAACGCCTGATTGCAGCAACCAACGAAGATTAAACTCCATAGCTTCTGCTGTTTTAGTATTAACTTCGTCTTCTGGGTCATCTAAGACAATGAGCGTTGGTCGTTGATTCCCATGTTTAATACCACGGATTTGCTGTCCTGTACCTTTACAGATAACAATGCTCCCATCTTTTAATTCTATTTCATTATTACTCCACTTGCGTGCATTTTGCATTCCCCAGTATCCAAAAAAATATCGAAACTCTTGTGAATAGTTTAGTACATCTTTGATTGTTCCCAGGAGCTTCGTAGCGTGCGACTGAGTTCGTGACACAAGTACGACAACCTTAACACCAGGGTCAAACATAAGATGGAACAAAGGAAAAACACCAGCAACAACGGAAGACTTAGCATGACCACGAGGTGCAATAATATTAATTTGTTTTTGTTCTTCATCTAATAAATGCTTTGTTATGTCGTAATGAAACTTAGGAGACTCTTGACTAAACATATTAGGCATAATCATTCTTCCAAATAGTAGCATATCGCTACGCATCTGTTCTAATATATGCTTTTTATCCATTTTGTTCAAAAACGACTTCTATTCCAAAATCTTTGGCTACCTCTACTAAGGTAGCTAAAAAAATGTTTAGACTATCCTTTTTCCCCGATATCGTTATCTTCTGCTTCACTTGGCAATTCCTGTGTTTTAGTTGCTGTAAGTTTTTTTGTTTGTTTTTCGAAGTTAGCTTCTATCTGGTGCGAAAGGTCTAATTCTAATGTATCTGTCTGTGTCTTAGCTTTTGGTTTCATATCTAGGTAATCTGAAAGCTCTTTTGCAGCTTTTATCATATTTCCTGGGTCTTCATTCACTTTTGCTACCCCAATAGCATCTTTTATAGTATCTAATACGTACCCTTCGTCAATTCCACGCTCTGTAAGCACTTCTTTCATCTTATCCTTAATCATTTGCTTCATTCCCTTAGTTTTCAATAATCTTTTTACGGTCCAGGCAGGTTTTTTTTGGTCTGGCCTGTACATTTGCCCTAATTTTTCAAAATCTGGCGTTTTTCCTGCCATTATGTACGTCATATACGCTTCTAGCAAGTCTTTTGACCTACGTTTTTGCAGTTCTAACTGCATTTGACTCTTTGTAGACACCGAATTAAAGCTTTTTGTCTCCCAATGTGGTAAAAACTCTAGCTTACTAGTCTTTGTTACCCATTGTTTACCATATGGATACGTCATTTCTACCCCACTAGAGTATGTTTTAACAGCAAGACACTGGGCAACGTACCCGTCATCAGATACGCCCCAGTCACCTTCTTTGCATTTCTTCCAATGTTTGTACGTTAGCTGAAAGTCTTTTACAGGATAGACTTCATACTCGACCTCTTGGAAGTTATTTATCTTCAGTTTTCTCGGTATCGTTATCATGTTTCTCTAATTTTTCTTGTAAGAATGCTTTAAACTCTTCTTCTTTACCACTAAACTCAATATACTCGTTTAATAGTCTGTCCCCATTAATAACCATTTGTACGCATTGTTCTAACCGCATTGCCATATTAGTCATAATGCTAGTCATCTCTTTATTTGTTAATTTCGATTTTTTCATGTTGTCCTCTACTTAGCTTATAAGCTTAAGCTTATATACTTAATCTTCTAATCTTTTACTTAGTCTTAATATGTAACACTTAATCTTATAAAAGATTAAGTGTGTTAGTCTTAGTATATACCTAGTCTTAGTATATACTAAGTAAATCCCTACATTAATTTTTTTCCACACTTGAAACACCTAACTCCATTTCATCTTGTACAGTATAAATTTCAATTTGTGCCATAATCAAATCATACATATAGTTTGACTTGTCTGGCTCTACATCGCCTTGTACTACTGCTTTAATCCATTTCTGTTTGTTTTTATCGTATATTTCAATGACTTTCTTTTTTTCAGGCATCACTATTTAAGTTAATCATAAGCTGCTATTAAAGTCTATAAAAAATTTCAGAAAAAAAAATTGCCGTAGATTGCGTGTGCTTGGTATATATATAACCTATCCCCCGTACATTTTGGTTGAGTATGTTCGTTTTCGTTGAAAAGTCTCGTTCAGTTGACCCTTGACGGGTCTACTTCACTCACCTTATAGGTCTCGGTGTTCGCACCTCAGTGCCTGAGGCTCACATCGAAGGGCTTTATCTATAAGGACTTTACTTTATGATTATATTAATTAGTA